ATGCAGAAAGCTTATGTTTCCGTGATCTGCTGCTGTGACAAAGAGGGCGTCATGCAGCCGATCCGGATCTGCTGGGATGACGGCAGGAGCTGGGATGTTAAAAGAGTCCTGCACACCTGCACGGCGGCCCATCATGAATTTGAAGGAATTCGCTATACGATCAAAATAGGAAGTGCGGAAAAATATCTGTACCGAGACGGTCGGCAATGGTACGTTGACCGTTCTCCGTAGTGGAGGTGGACTATGAATCATGATGATTTTTTCCCATGAGCAGCTTGACGAACTTGGGGAGGGCTTGATTCGGCAGTATTTGGGCGGCGAGGCGGATCGCTGTCTTTGCGTGGATATTGAGGGATTTGTGACGGACTTCCTCGGACTGCCGCTTCTGTATCGCTCCTTCGCCGAGCAGGACACCGATAAGATCGGTTTTATCTCAGACGGCATTACGCCGATTCGGGTCTATGAGCAGCGAAAAATTGTGCCAATGATTTTCCCCAAGGGTGCTATTGTAATTGAGAACTTCCTGCGCCGTGAAAAAGAGAGTGGGCGGCGGAGATTCACCATCAGCCATGAAAGCGCACATTTTATAATGGATCGAACCGTTCCCCAGGCGAGCTTCCATCGCGAGTATGACAACGAACGGATCTATTCCCCTGCGGAGCTGAAGGATCTGTTCAGTATCCGGGAAACGCAGATCGACCGGATGGGTGCGGCGCTGCTGATGCCCCGGTTTATGGTTTGGAACGTGGCGGCGGCATTTGGCGTGCCGGACGGCGTCCCGATATTTGGGGAAAGCGTTCTCAAGGTTTCGGACCGTCTGCTGATTCAGGAGATGGCCAATGCAATGGGCGCGTCCTTCGCGGCTTTCCTGATTCGGCTCCGGGAGTTGGGTCTGCTGCGGCGGCGCGATATCTCGGAATACATCACCACTGAAATGGGTCTTGGAAGGTCTGGTGATACGCTGTGACACAGGTGCGCGTCTATCAGCAGAAAAACGAGCTTTCTCGGGAGGTCAGGAAAAAGCTGGACAACTCCCGACAGGAGGCGGCCAGCCTGACGCTGCGGGATATCACCTGCCCCTATTGCGGCTATCTCGTAGAGCGTGTCTTTTCGGATATCACCGGCCACAAAATGGTGTTTTGTAAAAAATGCAAAGAAGAATACCCGGTCAACCTCGGCTATTTCCGCCGCATGAAGCGTGGACGCTATGCTGTTCATTCGCAGCGGGAACGCCAGCATCGATAACAACAACTGAATAAGCTGCAATACTTTTAATCGAGCAAGCGGAGAGAAACCGGCGTAAGCCGGCAGAGACTGCCAAGCGCCGTACGAAGTCGGATTGAGTACATCTATTACTCATTCTGATTTGTACGGCGCTTTTTTGCTGCCCGGATTATCTTCGTACTGCGTTAAAAGTCCTTTTCCGACCGGCTCGGGAAAGGACTTTTTATGTTTCTGTCCCAATGGCAATGCCAGATCGCTGAATATCCCTGACTTCCGAATTTTTGCTTTTCCACAAAAATTCAAAAATTCGGAGGTTAAGAAAATGAGTTACAACAACGCGCTGGAGAAAAAGAGGTTTCAAAAAGAATGGCAGAAAATCCGTGTGGAATATGAGGCGGCGGGAATGGACGAGGACTCCATCCAGAAGATGTACGACTTTGACTGGAAATACCACCTGAGCAACCGCCGCTATCGGGAGCATACGCAGCCCCTCAACGAAAAAGCGTTGGAGGACGAGGATGACGGAATGTCGCCCCTGCTTGAAAAATTTGCAGAATGCGTTTCTTGCAGCATGGATTTTGCGGAGGGCGATTTGGGCTTTTGGCGTGTGGAGGAAATTGAGGATGGACGGCTTGCAGCGAGGCTCAAGGCTCTGCCAACCGCCAGCTTGGAGCTCATGATCCTCTTCGCGGTAGATGGTTATACACAAACTGAAATTGCCCGGCTTCAACATACCACAAGGCAAAACATCTGCAACAAAATCAGCAGAATCAAGAAAATTCTGAGATGACCGTGTACAAAAGGCTGTTTTCACCGGCTACCACTTGAGGGGACAAATAGGGTTTTCCTCATTGCTCTTTGAAAAATACTGCCCTGTGCGGTCATATCCGATAGCGAGAACACATTAGCTGACGGTCCTGCGAAACAGGAAAGCGATACCGGGGATGCGCCAAGACCCGCCTGTGGAGATTCCTCCATGAAGCGACGGCCAAAAGGCGGCGAGCGCGCACCCACCCCCGGTCAGCGGTTTTGGCAAGCCGTTCGCAACGACCCCGTCAGCCTACAATGATACTTCCGTCCAGCCACAGTCTCAAACAATGGGGGCGGTCCGGAGAGATCCTCGGGAGGGTTCGATTCCCATGAAGCGGCGCCAGCCGCTGTTCTCGCTTTTCGCCTTGGCTCGGGAAGTAGTGTCGAATAGAGCCAGCACAGAATTAAAAAACGGAGGCCGCTCAAATGCGCGGAATCAAGCCCATGCTTGTCTAACCAACCCGAGCGGCCTCCCTTCTACATAAAAAATGTTGGAGGTATATCTCATGAATCAGAATTTTCACGATTTTTATCGGGGCGAAATCTATTACGCATTTCTGGAACCGGCTTACGGTCATGAGCAGGGCGGGACGCGCCCTGTACTCATCCTGCAAAATGACGTCGGCAACTACTACTCCCCAACAGTTATCGTCACAGCGGCTACCACGCAGAAGCATAAGAAGCAGAATCTGCCCACCCATGTTGAATTGGAAAATGTAGAGGGACTGCCGGATACGTCCGTTTTCATGCTGGAAGTTCTCCGAACCATAGATAAGCGCCGAATCCGCAGCTATGCTGGCAAACTCACCGATGAGCAGATGGAACGGATTGATGCCGCGCTGCGAATCAGCCTTCGGCTGGATGAGGACGCCTATCTTCCCACAGAAGTGGAGGCTCCGTGATGAATGCCGTGCTGAAGATTGATCCAGAGTTTGAATCCATATGCCCTGTGTTGACCAATGACGAATATGCGCAGCTTGAAGAAAACATTCTCTCCGAGGGACTTATCCTCACGCCGCTTGTTGTGTGGGATGGAACCATTATCGACGGCCATAACCGCTATAAGATCGCGCAGGCACATCCCGGCATCGAGTTTAGAACGCATGAAAAGCATTTTGAGAGCCGCTATGAGGCGCTGTCGTGGATCTGCAAAAACCAGCTCGGTCGAAGGAACCTGACACCACAGGACAAGAAATATCTTGTTGGCAAACGATACGAGGCTGAAAAAAAGGCCAATGGAGCGGTAGACGGTTTTCGTGGAAATCAGCACACAAAGCTGGTAGTGGATCAAATTGATCCACTACCAGATCCTCATGTCACCCGGCAACGCATAGCGGATGAATCCGGTACAAGTCCCGGCTATGTGCAGCGTGCAGAAAGATATGCAAAAGGCGTAGATGCGGCTGAAGAAGTACTTCCCGGCATTAGAAAGGAGATCCTGTCTGGTTCACTAAAGGCCACAGATCCCGAGGTTGCTGCCATAGCCAAGACTCCACCGGAAATACGCCGCCAGAAAACAGAAGAACTTCGTATTCCGAAAGAAAAGGCGCCAAGGAAAGCCGTCCGCGAAGAACTGCAAGCTATCCGCAAGATCGCTGCCGATATGCGTCCGGATGTTCCGCCAGCCCCAACCAGCGAAGATTCTATTCTGGAAACCCTGCACGGAGCAGTAACGGATATGATCCGTGTCTGCAACACCCTGTTTTCGGATTTCCCGCGCTTGCTGGCGGATAGTGCCTATAAAACCAAGGTCATAGAAATCATGCAGGAACCCAAACAGTACATTTTAGAATTAGAAGGAGAGCGAAAATGAAAGCAGAGGAAATGCCCTACGAAATCATGAATATCAACAGCAAAGAGATCATTATTCCCAAAGCCTATCAGCGCAGGCTCTATCCGCCGCGTGTTGCCAGAATCGTCGCAAATTTCGATGAACATATCGCCAACGAGCCAAAGATTAGCTTCCGTGATGGTAACTACTATGCCTTTGACGGTCAGCATTCTATTGCCTCAAGAAAAATGATGAATAACGGCGAGGATCTGCCCATTCGCTGCAAGGTGTATCGCGGTCTGACGGAAAGCGATGAGGCTCTGCTCTTTGCGCAGCAGACCGGCGAATCCGCCCCACTGACTGCCAGCGCTGAGATGCGTGCGCTGATCTTCGCTGGGGATAAAAATGCGACGGCTTTCCTGCACGCAACGGAAGCCGCTGGCTTCCATCTCGGTTTCGAGCAGGGTTGTGGCAGCAAACGGATTATCTGCATCAACACAGCTTTTTCTGAGTTCAAAAGGGTTGGTGCCGAGTTGTACAAGGAAGCACTTGATGTTCTTCAAGCTGCATGGGGCGGCGCCCCCGAATCCCTTCGCGCAGAAACGCTGGTGGGCGTAATCGCTTTTGTTGAACTGTATCATAGAGAGTATGATCCCAAACGCCTGGTAAACAAGCTCCGCAATGTCGACCCAATCACCGTCTACCGCAGCGGTAGAACGGATATCAATCTTCCCGGCACAAAGAAGTATCTCAATCAGGTCTACCGCATCTACAACGGCGCGAGTCGGAAATGCACGCTCCCCATGAAGTTCTGATGCGTTGATTTGATATCAGATGCCATGGGGGTCGCTCACGCTACAAGACCAATGTGACACAGCTTGTTTGAGCATAATGAGCGGCCCCTATTTTTGTGATATTAAGCACCAAATGCAGATTGAAACAGGAGGCAGATATGAATAACGAGATCGGCAGACTAAATATCGTGGACTATGGATACCTTCTTCTGATGATGAATCGGCTGATTGAGCTCGGCCTCATTACGGAGGAACACAAGACCCGCACGGCGCGGCGTATAGCGGAGGAAAATGAACTCTCGCTTTTGTTAATTTAAGTTCGGTTTGGGTATAGCTATTCCCGAACTTTGATGGTATTGTGTGTTGCTGAAGGGAGGGAATGCAATGACGACCAGCCGCGAGACTGTAGGCTCCAACGCTCTTGACAATAAAAGAGAAGTAATCTACATCTCCCCGAAAGCACAGGCAACGCCGATCAAGCCGAGAGTAGCGGGATATGCGCGAGTGAGCAGCGACAGCGACGATCAGATGAATTCGTATGCGGCGCAATGTCGCTATTATACTGACCTTATTACCAGCAATGACAAGTGGGAGTTTATTGAGGTTTATGCGGATGAGGCGGTCACGGGGACTTCAACAGAGAAGCGCGACGATTTCAACCGTATGATGGCTGATTGCCGTCGCGGTAAAATCGACCGCATTATCACAAAATCAACAAGCCGATTTGCCCGAAATGTGATGGACTCACTCACCGCAGTGCGAGAGCTGAAGGATATCGGCGTCTCCGTCCTGTTTGAGAAGGAACGGATAGACACCGGCCTCATAACCAGTGAGGTGCTTCTGACCCTCTACTCCGCATTCGCACAGGAAGAATCACAGAACATCGCTGAAAACAAACGGCGTGGGAACAGGATGCATATGCGTAACGGCGACTATGTGTCGTCGAGCGTCCCATATGGTTACCGACTCGTGGAGAAGCTCCCTCAGATATGTGAGCAGGAAGCTGTCATTGTCAGGCGAATCTTCGGCGAATACCTGTCTGGCTGTAACGGCTACGAAATAGCAAGAGGGCTGACGGAAGATGGGGTTGTACGCAAGGATGGCGTGGCGAACTGGAGAGCCAGGACCATCTACTCCATGCTTCGCAATGAGCGATACATCGGAGATATGCTTCTGCAAAAGAACTTCAAGACGGATGAACTGCCCTATAAGAAAGTCAAAAACCGCGGAGAACTTGAGAAGGTATACATCTCCGACTCACACGAGGCAATTATAGACCGAGTGTCGTTCAAACTCGCAAACCTGCTTCTGGAGCAAAAGCATAGCGGAGCCTCTGGAATCGCCGAGCAAACCTATCCCTACAGCGTGAAGCTCAGATGCGGCGAGTGTGGTAAAACCTATCGTCGCAGGGTGACCAAGGAAAAGGTGTACTGGACTTGCCGCCTTCACGATGAGAGCAGCGACTACTGCTCCGCCGAGCGGATCGCGGAGCCTGACCTCGACAGCGCCTTCGCTCGGCTCTACAACAAGCTGAAAGCTAACAGCGGAAAAATCCTCGACCCCATGCTGGAGCAGCTTGAAAAACTGCGAGATTCAAGAAATCGGGGCAATCCGGAAATCCAGATAATCAACAAACAAATAGCAGATATTTCGGAGCAGAATCATGTGATGAACGGGTTGATGACCCGTGGCATCCTTGACTCTGCTCTCTTCTTATCTCAGCAGGACGAACTCAAACGAAAATTAAGAGCTCTGAAGATAGCCAAGTCTAAACTCCAGAGCGCCCAGGATGGCGACGAGATAATCGAGAAAACGGAAGACCTGATTGACGTGCTTGATGACGGGCCCAAGCGTATCGGCGGCATGGACAAAAGCTTGTTCGCTGACATAGTCGAGTATATTACGGTTGATAGGAATACGCTGATCTTCCACATCTCCAACGGTCTGGAGCTGAAAGAACAGTTGATAAGGACGGTGAGATAATGGCGAAAAACAGGATGCTGCCATTCGGATATAAGGTCGAGCGCGGTGCGGTTGTACTTAACCACGAAGAAAGCGAAACCGTCCGCCGCGTCTTCCGAGAGTATGCAACGGGAACCTCATATAAGGCAATCGCGGAGGCGCTTACCGCCGACAAAATCGCATACACACCAGCCAAGCCGGTGTGGAACAAGAACATGATCGCTCGGCTCCTTCAGAATGAAGATTACCTCGGTACCGAAAAATATCCGCCAATACTGGATGTGAGTGAGTTCTCAGCCGCAAAAGCCGCACAGAAGCAGCTCTGCTATACCGAGCCTTCTGCGTTACGGAAGATAGGCAAGCTGCTCGTGTGTGGAGAGTGCGGAGCGTCTCTTGCCCGACGCATCCATGCGAACGGAAAGACAAGATGGTATTGCCGAAACGACAATACCCACATCCCCAATACGGTGACAGATGAGTATCTGCTGGAAACGGTGTCACGGATGTTAACAGCCATCAAAGAAAATCCTCGCTTGCTCCAGCCAAGTACAACCAAGCTGTCAGACACGGCGTTCAAGCTGGCAAGACTGCAGAACGAAATCAACGACCTTCTTGAAGGTAACATTGATGACGAGGCAGCAGTCAAGGAACTGATCATGCGCTTGGCAACTGCACGGTATGACTCCTGCGATGATGCCGTCTCTATGGCAGCAACGCTTCAAGAACAAATAGAAAAACTGAAGCAAGAACCAGATTCGGATATGAAAATCCTAATGGTGGTCGCTGACCATATTCAGATTCGGCCCTCGGTCACAATAGATATGACGCTCAAAAGCGGACAAATCATTACGGAAGGAACATAAGCAATGGCAACTCCAGAAAGAGAAATCGTAGTCATACCGGCGACTCTGCGGCGCGATAGTCAAAGGCCGCTTGACCGACAGCTCAAGGTCGCTGGATACTGCCGAGTATCTACAGAGCAAGATGAGCAACTTATGAGCTACGATGCCCAAAAGAAATATTACTCGGATCTCATTTTGCGAACGCCAGAATGGACGCTTGCGGGTATTTATGCTGATTCTGGAATCAGCGGCGCTACGGCAGAGAAACGACCGGATTTTATGAAAATGATCCGCCATTGTAAGGCTGGGAAAATTGACCTTATCATTACAAAATCCATCAGCCGTTTTGCTCGAAACACCCTCGACAGCATCGGATATGTGCGAAAACTCAAAGCCATGGGCATTGGTGTCCAGTTTGAAAAGGAAGGGATCAATACGCTGGACAGCACCAGTGAGGTCATTCTGACGATTCTGTCCAGTCTTGCCCAAGAGGAGCTAAACTCGCTCTCATCCAATGTCAAAATGGGCAAACGCATGGCTATGAAAGAGGGCAAAGATCACTTTCCCTACAAGGCAATCTACGCCTTCAAAAAGGGCGAGGATGGAAAGCCCGAAGTCATCCCGGATGAAGCCGAGGTGGTCAGGTGGATATACCGGCAATACCTTGCCGGTGACAGTGTCAATGCGATTCGGGATGCGCTGGAGAGTGACGGAATCACCGCGCCACGGAAAGGTGCTGCATGGACGACCGCGACCATACGCAATATCCTCGAAAATGAGCGTTTCTGTGGCGATGTCATCCTCCAGAAAACCTATGTCACCGACCCCATCAGTAAGAAAATCAAAAAGAATAACGGTGAGCTCCCAAAGGTGTTTATCAAGAACAATCATCCCGCTATCATTGAACGGAGTGAGTTTGAACGAGTGCAGTTGGAAAGAGCCCGACGCGGAGCCAAACGAAGGGTCTCCGATAAGGCAGCAACCGAGCTTGGGAAATACAGTAGCATTTACGCTCTTACGGATAAACTCATCTGCGGCGAATGCGGGACACCCTATAAGCGCATCGTATGGACCACGAAAGGCGTGAAAAAAGTTGTGTGGCGCTGTACAAGCCGTTACGACCACGGAACAAAGTACTGTAAGCAATCGCCAACCCTTGACGAAGAAAGCCTTCATGCAGCTGTTGTTGAGGCACTTGCTGCCACACGGCATGACAGGGAAGCACTGATTCCGTACCTGACAGAGCAGTTGGAACGATCCTTCATTGAAGAAAGCCCTGAAAGTGTCGACACCGAACAGCTCATCGACCAGATACGAATCCTCAAGCAGCAGGTCATGACGCTGATGACAGAGAGCATCAGCCACAACACCCTTGCAGACAACGAAGAACAGCTTAAAGCCATGTCGGACGAGATTGCTTCGCTTAACAAATCCCTGACGGAGCAACAGGAAGCCAGCAAAAGTGACCACACCATTGAGAACAACCTGAAGACAATCGGAGAGGCGCTGGAAAACGAGCCAGACCAGATGAGCCAATATAATGAAGTGCTGGTTAGACAGCTCATTGAAACCATCAAGGTCATTGATCGAGGAAGGCTCCTGATAACATTTCGCGGTGGTCTCCAATACCTGCAGACCATCGAACCCAACATTCGAAGAATGCGAAGCAGAAGATGACACAGAAAAATGAATCTGGGTATGATAACCTATTTGCCAATAGGTTATCATGTCGAGTTATAGGTTACAGACCCATGCCTGTGCAAATGGCCACACTTGCCTTTCTTGTGTGCGAGCTTTGTATGCCGATAGCGGCATAAACAGCGGTGCGAAAGCAGAATAATTCATTGCATTCTTGCCGATAATATGGTATAATTGACAAGCACACAAAGGAGGCGTTTTCATGAACTACCTATCAGTTGCAGCAACAGCGAAGAAATGGGCTATGTCCGAGCGTACCGTCCGCAACTATTGCGCGCAGGGAAAAATCCCCGGCGCTTTTCTTACGGGAAAAACATGGAATATTCCAGATACTGCTTCCATTCCGGATAGGATAAACAAACGGTCGGATGAACCGAAGACTCTTCTGGAAGTATTGAAAGCAGAACGAACAGCAAAGACCTCTGGCGGCATCTATCACAAGGTGCAGATCGATTTGACATACAACTCAAATCACATTGAGGGCAGTCGGCTGACTCACGATCAGACACGCTATATTTTTGAAACAAACACCATTGGAGCCGGAAGTAATGCCATGAATGTGGATGACATCATGGAAACGGCAAATCATTTTAAGTGCATCGATATGGTCATAGAACAGGCAACCTATATGTTGACCGAGAAGTTTATCAAACAGCTTCACCTCACCCTAAAGAGTGGAACGAGCGATAGCCGCAAGGACTGGTTTGTGGTTGGTGATTATAAACGCTTACCCAATGAAGTTGGCGGCAGGGAAACAACTCCGCCGGAGCAGGTAGCTAACGAAATAGCTGAACTTCTGAAAGCCTACAACGCAACCAAGGAAAAGACATTGGCAGAAATTATTGACTTCCATGTTCGCTTTGAGTCCATTCACCCGTTCCAAGACGGCAACGGCCGCGTGGGGCGACTCATCATGTTTAAGGAATGTCTGCGCAATAACATCGTGCCATTTATCATAAGTGATGACAAAAAGATGTTCTATTACAGAGGCTTGCATGAATGGAAGACAGAGCGAGGCTATTTGACTGACACCTGCCTTGCTGCGCAAGATCAGTTCAAGAAATACCTGGAGTATTTCAAAATCCCATTTAGTGAATAGTATTACCTTCGGTGTGTGTAATAACAAAAAACAAGAGCGCAAGAGCGCAAAGCGGATAAACGCTTTGCGCTCTTGTTTTTCAAATATTCAGGCATCAGAAGGGTTTGCGCCTTCTTACTGGCGCTTTCTCAACACTCGTTTTTGCATTAACACCCAAACTCTGCAGCCTTCTACGGAGCTCAGTAACGCTTGTGAATAAGGAGCAGGCCCATATCAAGTCCATCTTCAGATGAGCTCTCTCGCCAGAATAAGTGCGTCCTTTGTCGAGGTAATCACACGCAACAGCACCTGCTTCTCATACTCACTCAGCCCCTTGAGTAAAGCGTCATAGCTTGGCGTGGGTTTTGCCCGGATGAGATCGCTGTCTTCATAGAACACATCATTAAGTGTCAGACCAACTGCTGTCGCCATCTGCAGATATGTATTGGCACTGCCACAGTCGCGTCCTGTTTCAATGTGGCTCCAGTATTGTGGGGTGCGATCTGTACGCGCAGCCGCTTCTTCCTGTGTGAGCCCGAGAATCTCGCGGGCTTCTTTGATACGACCACCGACAATTTTGCGGTCAAACGAAAAATTTTTGCTCATGCTTATAGTACCTCTCATATTTTAGTAGTACAGCTATTTTTCAAGCTGCCCACATATATGATAGGATTTGGACAATATAGTGATGTTTGAAAGGAGTTGAGATTGCAATGGTACTAAATGTGGAGCGAATTTGGCATCAGATCATCTCCATCCCAGAGGTACGAAAAGCAGACTGTATCCGCCATCCTTATGCTCCGTTTGTGATTGATTGCTCCCATCCATTCTTCTGGCTATATCCGGAAAAACCTAAATCACACGCCGTTGAACATAAAGGAGCCGAACACAGATGACGTCTAAGAGAGAACCACGAACCTATGCGTTCTATTCAACTGTTAGGCCGAGGTCTGTCGATTGGCTGTGGTATCCATACATCCCATATGGAAAGCTGACGCTCTTGCAGGGTGACCCCGGCGAGGGCAAATCGACAGTTATGCTGAACATCGCTGCGGCAATTACGCAAGGCTGGGCAATGCCAGACGGATATGTAACGGACGGTCCACACAGAGTTATCTACCAATGCGCCGAAGACGACGCATCGGATACCATTAAGCCCAGACTTGTTGCGGCAGGTGCTGACTGCTCCCGAATTGCCTATATTATTGACGAGGTTGATGCGCTGACCTTGGACGATACCAGGATAGAGGAAACCATCAAGCGGACGCACGCAAGGCTTTTGATTCTCGACCCGCTGCAAGCGTTTCTCGTTCAGGATGGTGATATGCAGAGTGCAAGCCGTATGAGAAGCGTTCTTGGCAAGCTCGCTTTGATTGCAGCGAGAAGGAATTGCGCCATCGTCCTTGTTGGTCACATGAACAAATCGCAGGGTGGAAAGACCCTCTATCGCGGTCTCGGCAGCATTGATATCGCCGCAATTGCGAGAAGCGTCCTAATGGTTACGCGAGATGAAAACGACCCACAGATCAGATACCTCGCTCCAGTAAAATCAAGCCTTGCTCCGGAAGGCCCGCCTATTGGCTTCTCATTTGACCGCGAAGCCGGGTTCCAGTGGATAGGCCCGTGCGAAGTGGAAATCCGAAGCTCGGATGCCGACAGCAGTGGCGATGAACGAAAAAGTGACACCGCCACACAGAAGCTGGTCGAACTTCTGCGCGACGGTGATAAACCAAGCGCTGCCGTATTCTATCAGATGAGTCAAATGGGGATTTCACGCAGGACGGTCCAGACCGCCAAGCAGGAACTCAGTATTAAGGCATACAGGAAAGAAAACGCATGGTATTGGACGCTGCCAGAGGTGCCTCAGTGAATGAACAATCAAATAGAAAAATCAAGGTTGCCGGATATGTAAAACTTGCCAAGCTGTGGGAACGCAGCAAGGACAAAGCCATCGCATACCACACCGAATACTACAACAACAAATACGACGGCTCTCCGCAGTTTCAGCTTGTCGGCGTATATATAGATATCACCGGAAAAAAGGAGATTCGTCAACGCTCCGAAATGCTCCACCTTCTCCGTGACTGTTCCCTCGGACAAGTTGAATGCATTGATGCCCAAACAAGCGGCTATCTGGCCGCCAACGCGAAAGAGTTCAACTATCTGATAAGGATGCTCTTTGATATGGGGTCCGGCGTCAATATCATGACAGAGAACAACTCATTCAAGATCGATACACTCAGAAATGTCGATAACCAGCGCGAAGCTCTATCGCAGATGGTAAACGAGCTGATTGCGCTTGCCCCGGAGGAATATAGCCGATGGCACAGCAGAGTAGTCAATGGCATGAACAGTATAGTGAGCGAATAATTGCGGGATAGAGGTTAATCATGGAGGAAAACAGAGAAACGCAAATCAATGAGGCCGTCGAGGAACAGGGTGTCGGTGTTGATGGGGAAGCTGAATATATCGTCGATACTGCTCCGACAACCCCAGAGCATCCCTGGCGGCCACAGGATGCGGACAGAGAGGCTATCCGTGAGGATATCCGCCAGCGCGTGAGAAACGCCACTGTTTCTCCAAACGCCGTTATCATATATCCCAATCCGACTCCATCCATTAAGGATGAGGGCGAAAAGCGCGTTGCTGTTTATGCCAGGGTCAGCACCAAAAGCACGGAGCAGGTTTCCTCCATCGAAAACCAGACAAGGTACTATACCGAAAAAGTGGAGAAGACGCCGAACTGGGATTTGCAGGAAATTTACAGCGACGAGGGCAAGTCTGGCACTTCTATGAAGAAACGAACTGAGTTTAAACGGATGCTCAAGGATGCCGCTGACAACAAAATGGATCTGATCCTTTGCGCCAGCGTATCTCGGTTTGCTCGAAACATGGCGCTTTGCACGGAGCAGCTTCGGCTTCTTCGAACGCAGAACCCGTCTCACCCCGTGGGGGTCTACTTCGAAACCGAAAACATATACACTCTCGACCCTTCCAGCAATCAGTCGTTATCCATTCACGCTATGCTTGCGGATTGGGAGTCGGCGCAGAAAAGCAGCCGTATGATTTTATCCTATGACCAGAGAATCTGTATGGGCCAATACCCTGTTTCCGATTTGCTCGGATACCGTCACACAACGGATGGACAGCTGATCATTCAGGAAGATGAAGCGCTCACTGTTCGCTTTGTTTTTCTGGCTTATATATGCGGCTATTCGCTGGGAGAGATTGCGGAGATCCTGACCGAGAAAGAGCGAAAGACGCTCAGAGGTCGCACCGTTTGGGACGCTTCCATGGTCAAAGCCATAATGGAAAACGAACGGCGGTGGGGTGATCTTGATGTCCGAAAAAGGATCGTAATCGACTATGTCGCTGGAAAGACCACAAAAAACATCAAGCAACGCGTCAAGGCTTTTGTGCCCGAACACCATGAGGCCATCGTAACTCCGGCAATCGCCAGAGCAGCTCATTTCATTGAAAGCAGAACACGCTCCTATAATGCCGGAGCGCAGGAATTGAGCGTGATAGCACATGGGGCGCTTAAAGGATTTGTCAGCATCTGTCCATATTGGAGCGGCATTGATGCCGACACCTCGAAAACAGTCTCTCGCAGCGTATATACGGATGAGGAGTTTTCAGAACTTGAACGAGAAGCCAACATCTTGAATGGGGAGGCACACAGCAATATCCTGTCAATGCAGTTGACAGGATATGAAGTTCCGCATGGCGTATTCTTCATGAACCGCAACACACCGGCGCTGACTATTTCCCCGAGGCACTTTCAGTTCAACAAGGCGGTTCACGAAAAGCTCGGTCGGAGTCAGGCTGTTGAGATACTGTATCATCCATTCTTGCAGGCGCTTGTCATCCGTGCTTGCCCCGACGATGCGCCTAACGCATTTCAATGGGAGAATGAGGATGGAAGTCTCATCAGCACAATCTCCGTGCAGGCGTTTTGTAAATCAATCTATGATGAAATGCTGTGGCTACGGGAATATCGGTTTAAGTTCCGTGGGATTACTCGTGTCCGCGGCAATTCCCAAATGATGATCTTCTTCCTTGATGAACCGCAAATCCTGCCCGGAAAGGGTAGCAGTGCCCGGAGCGAGGATACTGCCAGTGACAATGCCCAAACTTCCGTGAAATACATCCCATATAAGCGCACAGAAAATAGCGCATCACATGACCCTGTAATTTCAGACACTTCATATGCATATCCGGATGAATGGGGCGGAGATGTTTTTGGAACAAGCTACTCGATGCGAAAAATGCGTGATCGTATTCTTGAATCTCTGACAGAGTCGGATATTTCTGTTCAAGGAACGGCAATCCTAAACCCCATGGTCGGGCAAATCCCGTCAAAGGACGAACTGCTTGAAGAAGTCAACCAACTGCTCATGTCAATGTAACAACCGTAAAGAAGGGAGTCGCTATGGATAATGCAATAATCGATCCTGCCGCTCAACCGCAGGAGGGTAAAGAAAAGGGCTACTCGGCGAAAGAGCAGGAGCTGATTCGCCAGCTTGTCCAGGCGCGAATGGAGCAGAAAGAAGAACTGCCGTTTGAGAATCTGGACGGCTATGAGCTGCCGCCGCGCACACAGTTTTCCATGCTCAAGAAACCGGCCGTGAGTATCAAGTATGGGCGCTTCACCTGCAATATGGCGTGTATTCGTCTGTTTGAGGGAGTTCGTTATATCTTGCCCATCGTCAACCGCCAGAAAAAGAGGTTGGCCATTGTAACCTGCGCCGAAGAAGAAAGCGCGTCTGTGGAATGGGCTCGTCCGAAGAACGATTCATGGACAAACAAGGATGTTTCTTCGCTCGAATTCGTCAAGAAGATTTTTGACTTAATGGGCTGGGATGAGAGCTGTCGGTATAAAGCGCTCGGACGGATATCTGCCTCTTCGAGAGGTTTAATTCTTGTTTTTGAGCTTGAAGAATCGATTATGTTCACTCCGGCACCTTTGGAGTATGTAGATAAGAAGACCGGTGAAGTCAAGAAACGGCAGGTCAAGTATTACCCAGATGCGTATAAGGATTGCATCGGCAAGTCCTATAACGACTACGCCGCCAGCCAGCAGTTAAATATGTTTGAAGCCATCGATGGTTATGCCACACAGGACGGCTCCGATGCGATACCTACCATCAATCCGGTCGCAGAAGCTCCAGTTGCTCCGACGATTGATATGCCGTCATATGAAAGTGGTGGTGGCTATGGACAATGATGCGCTTACGCCTCAATCTAAGAAAAAAGAAGGTTGCCTAAGAATATCACTCCAAGGTCACTGGAAGGTGGTTCATATAAGTAAGGATGTAATCCGTGTGCTTGGCGCGCCCTCTCATATATGCCTGCGCGTAAACGAGGCGAATGATTCGATAGCGATCAGTCCGTGCGATCCATCAGAAGTGCTTTCCTTCAAAACCCCAGAAGGGCTACTTGAAGGACGTCCGGTGAAATTTCGGATACGCAGTCAGCAATTTGTCACGGGCTTCCTTCAGGCAAATGACTTGGATGTAGAGAAGACATACTTCTTAATGGGAACCTATTCGGAGAAAACAAATGCTGTCATTTGTCGCTTTGACGATATAACAAGGGATGTAAATTAGAATGAGTGGTGGCCATTTCAACTATATGGATAGCAATCTGTGTCATGAAGTCTTCGGCTACGAATGTTGATATTGCGGTTCGGATGCTCTTCCGCTTCGTCGCTGATCCCAGAAATGCAGATGTGATTCAGAGCTGGGCTGCTGAAATAAAGGAGAGTGACCTCAATGTATGAACCGCTCGATATGAGTACGCTATACCGGGTATCACAGGAAGAATTCCAGGCGAACGTGGACTGTATGCTGGAGAAAGTCGAGTCCGGCTGCAGTCCCATTTTGATATGCCGCGACGGAAAGCCGAACCTCCTGCTCTTTGGGTGGGATGATTACATGCACCGTTTCGGAATGCTGTACACCGCAGAAGAAATCGCCGAGATTGAGGAAGCCTGCCGCCAGTACAAGGACGATGTTTAACATATAAGCCATTTGTGCTGCTCCAGCTTCACGGAGCAATTCGGTCATGAAGGGGGGAAAAAACTGATATATGGGCAGAATCAACTGCAACTGCTATTCGTTTGAACGCAGGGTCATCAAAGATCATCATCTGCAGAACATAACGACTGATGACGTAACATTGTATGCCGGATACCATAGGACAAAGATACTTCCGCAAGATTTACCTGCGTGGTATGTCTATGGACGGTATTATAAGTGCTTTGGATACATGAACACGAAAGGCATTACGGATCTTCTGTATGAACCCTACCACTCCTCGAATCATTTTCTCAAGGACGATGCGCTGTACATCGCCTATGGCGGGAAGATTGCTGAAAATCCAGAGCCGATACGCAACCGCGTATACCGTGAGAAGTATGTTGGATATGACGAGGTCATATTTGGAAACGCAATGCTTGACATACTGCGTGGAGCGAGAATCTTCTCACACTATGACATATCCGATATTATTGAGCAGTCCAGATCAAAGCATATTTTCTGCGCGGGATTTCCTTCCTGTCCATCCAAGACCGTTTGCCCATTCCCGCATAGATTGACCTTCTTCCTTGTCTTTTCCATAGATGGTGCAAAGCATCTCCAAGAAACCGGAAACGCCACCACAATCGTCAACAACATTCAGACCATCCGCAACAATACAGCAAGGCTTTTCATCAATATATATGGTGGCCATTTTGCTGGTTGAATCAATGTCGACCGCAGACCCGTCAGATGCATAGAACTGGCATTTCTTTTTCATGTCAGCATTCGTGCTGATGTATGGCATCGTCCACACTTCATCGTACACATCTCCTACCTTGGCATCGTATACTTCCTGTACAGTGATTGTGACATGCCAGTCGTCACCGTAATCGTATGCATAATGTAACTCACTTATAAAAGGTGTTGGTCTTGCTACCAGTGTCTCGAATACATCGTGGAGTTCCTCAGTCCAACCTTTGATAGCCGCACTATGATCGGCCATGAACTCTTCAACTGTTTTTTTCATGACACGCCTGACTTCTTTTTTGGTTTCTTCCGGATGTATCCAAAGCTCGTGATCTAACGCGTTATAGCTTTCCCTCCATTTGGCTAACTCAGTTATTCCGTTTGTGTACTGTTTCATGACACTGGAAGAAACCTTCTTCCAAAGTATTCTCGTTTTTGATTCGACATCCTCTTTCCAGCGGCGAAGGTCATACTGCTCACCTTGCTTCGGTGGTGCAAACAGTTCTTTCATTGTCAGTCGTTCCGTTAAGCAGTTCAACGATTGCTCGAATCGAAACTGATCTTCAATGTCTACGAGAAAATCATCGTCCTTGATTGCAGGGCATGCCTTGCGGAACGCTCCGACTGCGACGCGGTTGCCAAACCAGCTATCTCCAACAGAATAGTCACGATAAGGACCGCCATACTTGTGCTTCAACCAAGTCTTAATGCTGACGCCTTCCTTGTAGTCATCATCCCAATACCTGTCTGAGTTATCATCGTTTGGAAATGCGAAGACGACACCGCAAAGATCAAGATAGGTACTGAGTCTGCCTGCGGTAACACGGTCAAAGTCCTCTTGTGTCAGGCTGAAATCATGCAGGTGACTATTCTGCCAACCAAACGCTCTTTGAATGACATAATGAAGCGCATGGAGATTCATATTGCCTGGAACAAGGATGTCTCTGGAAATAGAGTTCTCTGCCTTGGCGAGCCTGCAAAAATCTTTGCGGTCTTTGCTGTCGTTAAAATCAGAAGAAGTGGTATCATCCAATTCGAGATGAAGCCGGTATACAATGCCTTTATCAAAGCTGAACGAAGATTCGTCGCTTATAGCGCTAACTTTTTCGTCAGCATTGATGCGAAGCTTCTTATAGTCTTCAACTGAGAACTTGGCCTTTTGCGATTCTCGCCACTTGCGCCTTCTTGTCTCACAATCCGGCTGAGCAATGCTATCAAAATCAATAATCTTACCCATGTCATCCTCACCTTTCCTTCGCAAAACCTGCATGTTTGCAGCGGCATTTTTTTGCCTTTGCCGATACGACTCGCCGCAAGCCGCTCTTACCGATTGTACATCTACGCCGTATGCGCCATACTGATATGGAAGGTACGCCTCAACTGCCTTTGCCGTCAGGTGCAGATGGTCTGCGATTTGCACTGTGCTTAAACCGGCATTCTTCAACGCGGCAACCTGTCGACTGGCGGGGCTGCTCCACATCCCGAGTGTGATCAATATTCTACGGCACTTCACCTCTGATATGTGGCAGTAATCTGCAGCCTTTTTGACCGACCCCAATTCCCCAAAAGCTTCGCCAACACGGGTGAATAAATCTTCTGAGCTTTCGCGTTCCATCATAATCACCCCTTCAATGGCAAAAGCATACCACAGTATTCAAACAATCACAACCTAATGTTTAGCGCAAACTAAATTGAGTTTTCAAATTCAAAGCCGACATTTCGAAAATGCTGTTGACCTGATTTCCAATCTGATATAAAATAACAAAAGTAGCTTTGCGCGATTGCGCTGACAAGAATGAAAAAATGGTCAAAATCGACCACTTTGAGAGTTGAAAGTTCGAATCCCCCTGAACGGCTTCGTTCTTCCCTTTTTGAACAATTCATCATTTTTGAGCAGTAGAGGCAGCAAAAAGCACCATCCATTCGGATGGTGCTTTTTGCTGGTGGGATATTCGGAAGACGGATTCGAAAGGCCGTCCCGGCAAACAGCCCTGCGGGCTGCTTGCCGGCCCGTGGCTTTTCCGCAGAAAAGCGAATCCGTCGGCGGGCGGACTGCCGGAACGGCAGAGAAAGGACGACGTCATGCGGTGTCATGAAGAAAAAAAGCTGAAAAACGGGAAGACGTGCGTCCTCCGAAACGCCGAGGGGAGCGACGCGGGCGAGATCCTGCGGCACCTGCGGCTGACCTCCGGCGAGACCGACCATATGCTGCGCTACCCCGAGGAGTTCTCCATGAGCGAGCGGGAGGAGGCGGAGTACCTCGACGCCACCGCGGAGAGCGCGGACGCCATCCTGATCTCCGCCGTCGTGGACGGGCGTCTGGCGGGGAGCGCGGGGCTCAGCCCCGTCTGCGCGCTGGAGAAATGCGCCCACCGGGCCGAGTTTGGAATCTCCGTGCGGAAGGAATTCTGGGGCCTCGGGATCGGGAGCCTGCTCCTGGAGGCGGCGCTCGGCGCGGCCCGCCGCGCGGGCTACGGACAGGTCGAGCTGGACGTGGTCGAGGGCAACGAGCGCGCCTGCGCGCTGTACCGGAAATTCGGCTTTCACGTCTACGGCCGGCACGAGAGGGCGTTCCGCCTGCGGGACGGAAGCTATCAGAATCTGACGCTCATGCTGCTCGAGCTGTGAGAAATCAAAGGGGACGCTGCCTGGCAGCGTCCCCTTTTTTTATGGAGCGCTGCGGCTGCGCAGGCTCTTTTCACGGTACATCAGGTCGTCCGCCCGGGCGAAGAGGACGCGGAACGCCTCCCCGGGAAGGGACGCCGCGCCGCCGATGCTGAACGAGAGCTCGTAGGGCGCGCCGGACGAGCGGTTTTCCTCCGCCATCAGCCGGCGTATCTCGTCCGCGAGCGCGGCGGGCTCGCCCACGGCGGGCGCGCGCAGAAGAATGGCGAATTCATCGCCGCCGATGCGGGCGAGAAAGCCCTTTTTCGAGGCCATGACGGCGCGGAGAACGGAGGCCGCGCGGATGAGAGCGCTGTCTCCCTCCGCGTGGCCGTAGGTGTCGTTGATGCTTTTGAAGCGGTTGATATCGAGGATCATCAGGTACGCGGACGAGCCCTTCAGGTTGTCCCAGAGCCAGGCGGCGTAATAGTCGAAACGACCGCGGTTGTTCAGGCCGGTGAGCGGGTCGGTGGCGAGGCTGCCTCTCTGGATGTAGACGTAGCACATCAGAATGGAGAGCGTCAGCGAAATCCAGATCGTCACGACGCCGTAGAAAAAGATCTGGAACAGCGAACCGAGCAGCGGCACGAGCATGAACAGGCACAGCATGAGGTACTGCTTCCGCCCGGGAGCGGGGGAGGACAGATATTTTTTCAGGGTGAAGCAGACCGAGAGCGCCATATGGACGAAGGGAAGCGCGCCCACGAGCAGGAAATACGGCCCGCGCGCGTAGACGTTATCGGCGGAGACCGTGAAGATCCAGCCGCTGCGGAAATTGCAGCACAGCAGCACGGCGCCGGCGAGGATGGGAACGACCGCCGCGAGATGCCAGGAGCGGCTCAGGCGGCCGAAGGCGACGCTGATGCAGTACAGCATGCCGATGGCGCAGGGGACGAGGGTCACGAACCAGTAGAGGTAATTGCTGACAAGGCAGAGGACGCGCGCGCCGCGGAAGGCGGCGCCGTTGAACGCCCAGGTGGCCGCGTCGAGCAGGAGCACCGCGACGACCGACGCCTGCTCCGCGCGGAACAGCTTCTGACTCAGCGTCGCGAGGGAGAACCGGCTGCGGTCGGTGATGACGAGCAGCACCAGCGCGGCGAATACGTCGATCTCCACGTACAGAAAAGAAAGAAGCAAATAATCACCCCCGCGGCGAATGATTTGCTTTATTATACCATAAAGCGTGCGCGTAAACAACGGGGGGGAGAAGAGGAACGATAAAAGTCCCCCGGGCCGAAGCCCGGGGGACTCGCTTGTTATGCGGAAGCAGGGAAATCAGCTGGGATCGGTCGGATCGACAAAGGCTGCGACAGCGTAGTAGTCGCCGCTGATGTTGACGTAGACAACCGTGACGCTGTCCTTCTTGGAGAGAGTGTCGGTCGGCATCGTGGAGCCGTCGGCGCTGCCCGCATTGTAGACCGCGCAGGTGATGTCCTCGTCGTCGTTGGAGAGGTAGAAGGTAGAGCCTTCGCCGCTGGTGGTGTCGCTGGGATCGTTGTAGATGGAGAAGTAGTCGCTGCTCTCCACTGCGTAGACCTTCTGGCAGTAAGCGACCTTGTAGGTGCCGTAGGTCGAGCTGTACTGCGTGTATCGGATGTCGGTGGCGGTGGCGTCGGTGTCGTCGATGTCGAGGGAGACGATCTCGCCCTCGGACAGGCCGGACATGCTGGAGCCGGTGTCATAGTAGGTGACGTACTTGCCGCCCACATAGAAGCCGTACAGACTGCCGTCGGAGTCGGCGCCGACATAACCGGCGTAGTAGGCGATCGTCGCGCTGGAGGTGACGCCGTCCTCGCCGTAGATGTAGATGGCCTTCAGCGTGGAGCCGGTCTTGGAGGTCTTCACATACAGCGCGACGCCGGAGTCGATCTCAAGGTTGTCTCTGTCCGGGAAGTTCTTGTAGCCGGTGTAGGACTTGCTCGAGTCGATCAGGTTCAGCGTGGAGCTGGAGGTGGCGGACAGCGAGACAACGCCGGTCGCGATCTTCGCGGTGCCGGAATAATCCAGAGCGGAGGCCGCGTGCTGGAACGCGATCACGCTGGTGCTGTTGGAGGTGGCGACCCTGTCGAGCTTGTAGTAGCCGTCGGAGGTGGTGCTGTAGGAGTACCAGCCCGGCGTCACGGTGATGCTGTCGCTGACCGCCTCATAGTCGCCGTCGATGTAGTAGGTGGCGGTGGACTTGGTGGCGTTCTTTACATAGAGATTGACGACCTTGGAGGTGCCGTCGGTGAACTCGGCGGCGACCTTGACGTACGCGTCGCCGGAGATGGCGCCGTAAGCGTCCGCGTCGGTGTCGGAGACATAGAGGTAAGTGGCGTTCTCGGCGGCCTCTTCATAGAGGGTGGAGCCGATGGCGTAGCCGTAGGAGTCGAGATACAGGGTGTAGGTGCTGTTGAAGTCGCTGTTGGAGACCATGCTGTCGACGTCGTCGAAGTTGTTCTGCATGGTGTACTTGGTGCCGCCCAGCGTGACGGAGGAGTCGGTCTTGAACGCGCTCATCGTGCCGCTGACGGTCTTCGGGGCCGCGACGCTGGCGACTTCGTACTTGGAGCCGGAGACATAGCCGGTCAGCAGGACGTAGTCGTCCTCGGCGAGCTTGGAGAAGTCGAGACCGGTGTCGTCTTCGGTGGCGGTGGCGATGGTGATGTTGGAATCCAGCGCGTTGAAGGTGACTTCAAGGTTGCTGGTGTCGTCGTCGTCGATGGAGTCGACCTGCGCGAGGATGGTGTCGATCATGACGACCGTGACCTTCTTGCTGTCGCTGTCGACGTAGACCTCGGTCAGCAGGCCGTTCTCGTTATAAGTGTTGGTGTCGGTGCTGGTGATGTCGGCGAAATAGGAGTTGCCGACATTCGCGGTGTCGTCCTCGCCGTTGCGGTAGGAGGTGACGGTGTAGGTGCCGTCCTGGATGTCCTTGATCGTGGTCTTGCCCAGGTCGGAGTAGATCTGCTTGCCCTTGACCTCGGCGGTGTAGGTCACGTCGGGGGTCTCGGCCGCGGTCACGGTGTTGCCGTCGCCGTCGTCCCAGATGTCGGCCGGACGCTCAAAGCTGTCGGAGCTGATGTCGAGGGTCAGGTCGGGGAAGTACTTCTCGCAGAGCTGCATGTAGAGGTCGGCGCTGTCGCTGTCGTCCTTGTAACGATAGTCCTTCGCCAGCGTATTGGAGACGTTCTCGGCGGTGGAGGCGCCGGTGGTGACGACGGTGCCGTCGGAGGTGGTGACGGTGGTGCCGCCGCTGGTGTACTTGACCATCGTGGCGGTCAGCGCGTTGAACATCATCTGCGCGGCGTCCGCACGGGTCAGAGCCTTGCTCATGTCGGTGGCGGTCAGGTTGTCCAGCAGGCCGATCTCCTCAGCCTTGGCCAGAACGTTGACGTCCCAGTTCGCGCCGACGTACTTTTCGTTCGTCGCGCTGTAGCCCAGAGCGCAGAGCAGCATCTTCGCGGCCTGCGTGCCGGTCACTTCGCCGTCGGGGTCGAACTTGCCGTTGCCGAGGCCGGCGACGATGCCGGTTTTCGCGGCGTAGGCGATATAGCCCTTGGCCCAGTGGCTGGTGCAGTCGGTGAAGGTGTTGGCGCCGGCGTAGATGCTGCCGACGTCGTCGCCGCCGGAGACAATGTAGCAGATCATCTTCGCCATTTCGGCGCGGGTGACGCTCTTGTCGCCGCGGAAGGTGCCGTCGGTGTAGCCGTTGATGACCTTGAGAAGGGTCATAACGTCGACGGCCTCGGTGTTCGCCGTATACGTCGTCGTATCGGTGAACGCGGCGCCCGCGATCATGGTGATGCTGAGAACCAGCGCCACCGTCAGAACGAGTGCCAGAACCTTTTTGAGATTCTTCATGTAGTGAGACCTCCTGATAAATTTTTGTTAAAGGCGCCGGATGCGCCCGGAACGGGGAGCACGCCGCTCGCTAGCCATGAGCGGCCTGCCTCCCGATTCGCGGCATCCGCGCGCCATTTGACAATAAAAGTTTAACATATGCGGATTTTATAGTAAATAGCGTTTGGATTCATTTAACTTAAAAGTAACAAATAAAGCGATAAACAATGAATTAAGACGATAAATACACTTACAAAATGCACATAAATGTAATATAACGAAATTTATTAAAAAATGAAAAAAGTTATGATTTTTATGTAACACAACTGTGGGACAGCACGGATTCACATGGCCTCCGAGTGGGCTGATTCCGGCTCCGGTTCGCCCGGATTGGCGGGCAGAAGGCGGAGCTGGGAGGGAAGCGAATAGCGCGTGCCGTCGCGGGAGATCCGTTCCTCGCGGAGCAGACGCTCGAGCAGCGGGAGAACCTGCCGCGGCTCGAGGTGCAGCAGCTCCGCCAGCTGCCCGCGGCGGCAGGCGCCGTGCTGCGAGAGATAGGCGAGAACCGCGTCGGCCTGCATGTCGGGCGGCACGATGGTGCCGGCGGCGTAATAGTAGTGGCCGGAACGGATGAGCTGCCCCGACTCCGCCATCCGCCGCAGCCCCTCCGCGGCCTTGCTGTCGGAGATATTCAGCAGCGCCGCCGCGTCGCTCTTCATCAGGCCGTGGCGGCTCTCCAGGCTGCGGAGCACCGGCTCGGCGAACCCGGCGCGGAACACGCATTCGCTGCGCAGGTCGCGCAGCGTGATGTTGTCGCAGCCCGCGCGGATCAGCACGGTGCGGATCATCCGCGAGAGGCAGGCGGGTTCAATGGGCCGGCGCGCCCGGTCGGAGATCAGAACGTATTCGGAGAGTGGGCCGTTCCGGCGGCGGAGCTCCCGCAGGTAGGCGAGCAGCTCCGGCGGCACGTCGAGCGTGCGGTCCGGGAGCGCGAGGCGTCCGGCGCTGTCGTCGAGCATGTCCCAGCGCAGGGAGCGGAGCTCCTTCTGATAGAGGCCGAGGCAGCCGATCAGCCGGAGGGCCACGCCGCAGGCGGTATAGTCGCCGTCCTTCAGGATGGACGAGAGCGCGCGGCCGAGCGACGGGGCGGACTGCGGGGCGGGGGCGTCGGTGCGGCGGCGGTTCCACTCCTCGGAAAAGTGCAGCTTGAGCGTCCTCGGCTCGAGACCGGAGATGCGGCTGACCGTCTGCCAGTCCTGCGACAGCAGCTCCCGCGCGACGAAGTCGTAGCGGAGATCCGCCAGACGCACGTCCTTCTGTCCGTATTCGTCGAGTACGCGGCGGCAGGCGTTGGAGAGGTACTGTTCGGTGGGCCGCCGGGCGCCGCGGTCGGTCAGGACGACCCAGTCGCCGGACATGCGGCGGCTCACCCAGAGATCCTGCAGCGCGATCTGCGTCTCGGGGCGGAGGGGGATCGTGCGTCCTGGCACGCTGACGCAGGAGCGCGCGAAATCGATCTGTTCCCAGCGCAGGGCGCGGATCTCGGAGCGCTGCAGGCCGAGCTGCCAGGCAAGTCGGATCACAAGCCCGGGCAGCGTGCTGCCGTACCGCTTCAGGATCAGCGCGACGGCCGGCGCGTCGGGCCGGTTGAACTGGAATTTCAGGGCGCACTCCGCGCGGGTTGTTGTGGTACGCAT